TGGCAGCGTTGAACCTCAGAAAGTGGTTTCTGGTGGATCTGTCACGCTGGAATCTCCCGGCGCCGTTGTTCATATCGGCCTGCCTATCACCGCAGAATTTGAAACACTGGACATCAATATCAACGGACAGGAAACCCTGCTGGATAAAAAACAGGTCATCCCGACGGTAACACTGGTGGTGAATGCCAGCCGCGGTATCTGGGCTACTACTCCGGGTGGCAAATGGTACGAATACCCGCAGCGTGAATTCGAGTTCTACGACGATCCTGTTGATGATGCAACCGGCAAAGTGGAAGTGAAGCTGGACAGTAACTGGGACAAAAACGGGCGCGTAAAAATACGCCAACTTGACCCGCTGCCGCTTTCCGTACTGGCCGTTATTCCTCGTCTGACGGTAGGGGGATTCTGATGATCGATGTGCAATTACTTCCGGCAACCGAAGACCACTTGCAGATGATTCTGCCTGACGTTCGTCAGGCTGATATTGATGAGCTATATGCCGTCTCTCTGATGACGACAGAGGCGGCGTTACGTGTTGGCCTGCGTACTGCAACAATGGCATGGTCTGGTTTTGCAAATGGCGAACTGGTCACCATGTTCGGCGTGTCGCCAGCGTCAATGATCGGCGGAAACGGCATACCCTGGCTTGTCAGCACCCCCCTGGTGGAGAAGTACCAAAAAACCTTCCTTCGCCGTAGCCGCCATGCACTTCAGGACATGCTGGCCGTTTATCCGCATCTGGAAAACTATGTCGACGAACGAAACCATGTTGCCAAATCCTGGCTGCACTGGCTCGGCTTCAGGCTTGAAGATGCAGCGCCCTATGGTGCGCTTGGCCTTAATTTTCACCGCTTTCACATGGAGAGAAAATAATGTGTAGCCCGGCTATCGCAATGGTTGCTGTCACTGTGGCGTCTACTGCCGCGTCAATGTACAGCCAGAACCAACAGGCAAAATATCAGTCAGCAGTGGCGGATCAGAATGCTGATGTGGCAGAGGCTCAGGCTCAGGATGCCATCAACCGCGGCAATATCGAGGCAGATCAACGCCGTCGTGAAATGCGTCAGCGTGCCGGCACTGCGGCGGCAACAATGGGCGCAACAGGCGCAGAACTTAGCAGCGGAACCGCACTGGATGTTTTCGGCGACAATGCACAATTTGGCACTCTTGATTCCCTGACGACGGTTAATAACGCGCAGCGAGAGGCATACGGTTATCAGGTTCAGTCTGCTAATTACCAGGCACAGTCAAACGCAGCTCAAAGCGCAGGAAGTTCGGCAATGACTCAGACCCTGTTAACTGCTCCACTGAAAGCCTACGGCGCTTATCAGATGGGTGGTGGAACGTGGTCGCCGTTCACTCAGAAAGCGGCGCCTATTTCCGCTGCGGTTGGAACTCCGACAGGTCGATAGGGAGAAAACAATATGCTAGTTGTACCAACCACATCAGGCCGTCAGGTTCAGAGCAGGGGTGTGTCAACACAGGGATTTACAGCCTTCCAGACGCCAAATATGGGCGAGGTGATCGGCGGCGTCGCCGAACAGTATGCAGGAGTATTAGCCAAGGCTAAGCAGCGGGCTAATGTTGCGATGGCACAGGATGCCTCTCTGAGTCTGAGCCAGATCAGCAGTGACCTGCTTAATAACCCGGAGACCGGTCTACTCAACCTGAAAGGTAAAAATGCGATCGGCAAGGGCGAGGAGTATACGCAGCAATTTGATTCACAGGTCGAACAACTGGCGATGACTCTGCCAGACGATCAGTCGCGCAATGCGTTCATGCAGCAGGCGCAGCAGTATCGCGTACAGTTCACCACGCAGGCCGGTCGACACGAGATCGGACAGATTAATGCGTACGAAGAGGGACAATTTCAGGCGACGCTGCTCAATAATGGCAAGAATGCTGCGGCGCTTTACGGCGACAACGCCGCCTACACCTCGGTGAACGTTCAGACCTTCCAGCAGATCGAGGATTATGGTGTCGCTCATGGCTGGAGTGATGAGCAGATTCAGGCGAAAAAGACAGAATTCAAAGAGAAGGTGGCCGACAGCGCGCTTTCTCATTGGTCGGCCAATAATGCCGTGCACTTCATTCAGAGCAACGGTGAGTTGAGCGACACCGCAATCGGCTCCCGCCGGGCGGTCTCCGATGGATCGCCGGGTGACGCCGCCCGCGGCATTCGCAATAACAATCCGGGAAACCTGGAATACAGCAAATCGAATCCCTGGGTAGGACAGAACGGTGATGACGGCCGGTTTGCTAAATTCGAAACGCCTGAGCACGGGATCCGCGCTCTCGGTCGTAACCTGATGTCATATCAGCGTCAGGGTATTGATACGGTCAACGAGATCATTAATCGCTGGGCGCCGCCAACTGACAACAATGACACAGCCGCGTATATCAAAGCGGTGTGCGAGCAGTTGGGCGTATCTGCTAATGAACCTCTTGATGCTTCAAATCCTGATATGCTGAAAGCGTTGTGTGCTGCGATAATTCAGCATGAGAACGGCAGTCAGCCATACAGCGATCAGCAACTTTCCACCGGCGTGAGCGCGGCTATTGGGCTTTCTCAGTTGCCGACTAGCGCCAAACGTTATACCGGCAATGCAGCGTTTGACGCTGCATCACCTGAAGCCCAGGCAACCTTCCTCCGCCAGGCTGACCAAATCCGCAAGCAGCAGCAGGCAGAGTATCGCACCAGTATCGACAGCCGGGTGCGTGACGCAACGGCGGCATACATGCGCGGAGTTGAGTTTCCTGACCCGCCTGATGAGGCTGCTTTCATGGCGGCTTATGGTGTCCGTGAGGGTAACCTTCGGTACGCCGAATTTAAAAATACGCAGATTGCAGGTCAGTATATTGGTTCGTTCCGCAATATGCCTACCAGCAGCATTACGGCCTACGTTGAGCAGCTGCGCCCTGATACCGGTGAAACTGGTGAAGGCTACGCGTCTCGCGCTGAATTGTTCGATCGGGTGTCGGCTGCGGCCACGAAGGTTATCAGCCAGCGCCAGAACAACCCGTTCAATGCTGCCGTGGAGATTGGCGCGTACAAGCCGCTGTCCAGCAATAATCCGAACGACATTACGGCAGAGGTTGCCAACCGTTTCTCATCTCAGGAAAGCCTGCGCGCGCTGGGCATCAATGCTCCGATCCTTTCCAGTGAAGAGGCCGCTGCTCTTTCCGAGCAGGTGCGCGGCACCAAAGACGTTAACCAGACAATCAGCCTGCTGCAGAGCATGGGGGAAACGCTGTCGGCACCGGCGATGCGCCAGGTAGCATCTGCTATCGCTCCGAACAACGCGGCTACAGCTTATTCGGCTCTGCTGCTGGGTACGCCGGACAACCAGTACGACAATACCAAGCCGTCTATTGCCTACAGTCAGTTCATCGGCTACAAGCCGACCATGAACAAGTACGACGTTTCGAAGGTGATCCTGGCCGGTGACCAGCTGCTGAACCCGACAAAAGCGATGAAAGATGCCGGGATAACTCCGGTCCAGTTGCCGAGCGAGGATAAGCTGAAGCGCGCATTCGACGATCAGGTAGGCAACTCGTTTGCCAATAACCCGCAGGCGCGCCAGCTCAGCTACAACCTTTTCAAAGCCGCTTATGCCGGTATCGCTTATCAGTCAGGCGATGCTTCTATGACGAAAACAGATGCCGCCAACTCAGACGTAGTGGAAAAGGCAGCGCAATACGCCACGGGCGGCGTGTACAAGGGCTTTAATGGTGGCGATGTGGTTATGCCGTTCGGCATGGACAAATCGACATTCAAGGACCGCTACACCGCATCTGCACAGCAGGCGCTGAAAGATGCCGGCCTGAACGTTAACGCTGCGTCAAACTTCACCCCGGTCAATATCGGCAACAATCAGTATCGGCTGGTAAGCGGCAGCGGACGCTGGGCGACGGATCCTAAAACCAATGAAGCTATCGTCGTGAGGGTTGAATAATGTCTGATGTATTTTCTCTGACGCCGGAAGGCCAGGCATGGACAGACGATAAAACTGCGGCCAACCCGGCAAGGCCTGAAGACTATGAGCCGACATTCTTTCAGGGTTCGATCGCCGCACCGGTGCGCGGCGTGGCAGAAGGTACTCTCGGACTGGCACAGTCTGCTGTAGGGTTCAGCAAACGCCTGATCAGTGACCCTGCATTCACCGCCGACGTGGCACCAACGGTGAATATTTTCCGTGTGATGTTCCCGGATGCTGATAAAGCGCTGAATGAAACCTATGATACGATCGGTAAACAGTTGCAGGATGCGCGCGGTTACGTGAAGCCGGATGCAGGTAGCCAGGGCACAGCTGCTGAGGTGCTTTATGGTCTCGGCCAGTTCGTACCGGCCATTGGTGCGACCATTGTCGGCGGCCCGACTGTCGGCGCTGCCACAGCTTTCAGTTCTACGTATGAGCAGTCCTATCAGGATTTCAAAGGGAAGGGAGTCGATGAGTCGACGGCCCGCAACCTGGCAACACAGCAGAGCCTTTTCAACGCAGCGGGAATGGCTTTACCTGCCGCGGTTGGTACCACATTGGCAACACGTATCGCTTCAGGTGTGGCGATCAATACCGGTTTCGGTGGCCTAAACCGCTATTCAGTTGGCGAAACGCTGGAAGAAAAAGGCTACACCGAGATGGCGAAGCAGTACCGCGTGTTCGACGGGCAGGCGATGCTGGTGGATGCTGTGCTTGGCGGTGCCTTTGGTGGTGCCCATCACCTTGCCGCGCGAAATGCTGACGTGCCACCTCCGGCAGATACTGAAGCGCCGATCCCGGCGGCAGAGGTACAGAGTGTTCCTGATGCAAACGCAGAGCCGTCACCTGTGGCCGAAGCTGCGCCAGTAACGGATGCACCTGGTGCACCGGTGCGATCTGATTCTCAGGCACCGGTATCAGAGCCTGTCGCGGCGCCAGATATTCCGGCCATTAAGCCGAGCGACATTGATGCAGCCCACACGCTGAATGAAGGACTGTATTACGATCTGGAATCTGCCCCAGTACTGCACGCCAGCAACGAGAGCATTAACAGCCATGTGGCGGCCATGGATGAGGCGTACCGCCAGTTGTCCGATGGCCAGCCTGTTAACATCGGCATGATGGCGCGAGGTCTGGATGGCCCGTCTCGACCCGGCATGTTGGACGCTGCATCTGAGCAGTACCATGCAATGCAGCAGGTTTTCGAAGAGAATGGTGTCAGGTATGAAACGCCGTCAGAACTGGCTGGAGAGGCTCCGGCGCCGCGCGCCGAAAGTGCATTCACGGCAGCAGACGAAACTGGCGGGCAGGTCAGTGTGGATCCAGATACCGGCCAGGCTATTTCATCCAACAGTTACGACCTGATGGCGGCGCGCGATATGGCGACCACTAATCCGGATCTGACAATTACGCACCCCGACACCGGGCAACCGGCGAAACTCTCCGATGTTCTGGCTGAATTTGATGAACAAATCCAGACCGTGCAGAACGAATCGAAAGTTTATTCAGTCGCCGCCGCGTGCTTCCTGAGGAACCCATAATGAAACAGGCATGTATTGAAGCCATTGCACAGACGCTTGGCCGCCAGCCTAAGGCTGACGAGCTGAAAAACATCGAAGACCGGATTAAAGAGGCCGTGCGCGACGTCCACCGGAAAAACGCCAGGGAAGGGAGGTCCGGGATCCCTGATGCTCAAACGTATATGGAGGCTGCCGACCTTGTGCGCCAGCGCGTAGTGCATGACGTCTATAAGAAGCGCCAGCGCGTCGCACAGAACGCGTTAGCCATCAGCAAGGTAACGGATGCCCTTGATGCTAATATCCCGCCAGAACAACAGACACCGGCTAATTTGCAGCAGTTTATCTTTGCCGGTCGGCGGACAAAAATATTTGGGGATGATCCTGATATCAACGTTACATCTGCCGAGGAACTGGCAACCGGTGCATATCAGGACTGGTCACGACAACTCAGCGCTGAGCTGCTCAAAGCCGGTGACGATGTACGCAAATTCTTTGAGCAGAGTAAGGCGCTTGGCGAGCAGCGTTTCCGTAGCCTCTTCGACCAGCAGGCGGCTAAATCAGCACAGTTCCAGATCCTGAAAGAGCTATACGGCGAGGATACCGGGAACCCGCAGGCGAAGAAAATCGCACAGGTCTGGAATGACGTCACCAGCCGGGCCCGCCAGGAGATGAACGACAACGGGTTTGACATTGGCCTGCGCGATGACTGGCATTTGCCATACGTCGATGACGCGGATTTTATCCGCAACGCCGGGCGCGATGAATGGCTGGCATCACTTCCGGCAGCCGAGCGTGCAAAAGCGCAGCTATCCGGCCGCCAGCCGCCGATTGAGTTTGCCCGCCAGGCGTGGGTTGATGATGTTTACAATACGCAGGATCGCAGCAACTACGTTAATCCGGACGGCAGCCCGATGAATGACATAGAGTACCGTCAGGCACTGGAGGCCATTTTTGAAACCAAAGCTACCGATGGCGCCAATAAAATAGATCCCGGCGCTTTTATGGGTACCGGCGGCATTAAGAACCGCGGATCGCAAAGTAGGGTGATGGCATTCAAAGACGCACAGTCTCACTTCGCGTATATGGAGCGCTACACACAGCAACCGGTGGTTGGTGTAATGATGTCTCACCTGCAGTCGTCATCACGTGACCTTGGCGTAGTTAAAGCGTTTGGCCCGGATGCTGCCCGCAACTTTTCACTGGTTCTCGACAGGATTTATCAGTGCGCGGTAACTGGCGGTAAAGCAGTCGGCAAGATGAATGATGAACGCCAGATGGTAGAGCGGATGTTCAACTCAATGGCCGGGCTTAACGGTGCAGCTTCATCAAGCGTGTTCACGTCTGCTGTCGGTGGCCTGCGCAACCTGATGACCAGCGCTATGCTGGGTACCAGCGTACTGACGGCGACCAGCGATCAGGCAATTATGCGCGCCAATGCCCAGGCGCTCGGTTTCACCCGCGACGGCATGCGCCTGTCAGCCAACACTATCAAAAATCTTTTCAGTGGTGATGCGAAACGAGCTAATGCTGAGCTTGGCCTGCTGGTGGATTCCCACGCTGCTGTAGTCTCGAAGATGGGCGGCTTTGACCTGTCACGCGGAATCACCGGCTGGTTCGCTGAGAAAACCCTGAAGTGGTCCGGACTGATTGCCATGGACAGGGCGAACAAAGCGGCGTTCGGCCTGCTGATGTATAAAAACATTGGTGAGTTAACCCGCAAATTTAAGACGCTGGATGATATTAAAGGCTCAGATAAAACCATCTTGGCGAATAAGGGCTGGAGCAACGAAGACTGGCAAATAATGGCTGCCGCCGACCTGATGCCAATGACTACCAGCGGGCACATGGGAATGACGCCTGATGCTATTTACGCCGTTCCTGATGAGGTGATCACCAATATTATGGCTGACCGTATTGCCCAGGTTCGCGCCGGGAGTGATGCAGCACTGGCCGCGCTTGGCGATTTACCTCCTGAACGTCTGAAGCGGATGAAAGAAGCATTCGACGCAGAAGCAGAACAGACTATCACGCGGATGGTACGTAATGCCCGCGCTGAATCCGCGCAGAAACTGCTGGGTATCACGCACGGTGAGATGAGCAGTGCCGTCACGACTGCCACCGGACTGGATACCTACGCCCGCGACGATGCCGGGCAGCTTATCAAGAGCTTCATGCTCTTCAAAACGACGCCGTTCGCCGGGTTCCGACAGTTGGTAAACCGCTCTAAGGATCTGGATACGGTACCGGCGCTTAAATTCCTCGCTTCATACATTGCAGGCACGACACTGGCCGGGATGTTCGCTAACCAGATGAACAGCATGCTGACCGGCAATGACCCGCTCGATATGTCAAAGCCAACTACATGGGTGCAGGCGTTGCTGAAGGGTGGCTCATTCGGTATCTACGGCGATTTCCTGTTCCAGGACCACACGCAATATGGTTCCAGTATTGCAGCCACCATCGGCGGTCCGGTCCTGAGCTTTGCAGAGCAGTTAACCAAGCTGCTGATCACTAACCCCCAGAAGGCTCTACAGGGTGAGGAAACATCCTTCGGAGCCGACGCGCTGAAGACGGCCCGCATGATCACACCATTCGCCAACCTCTGGTATGCTAAGGCCATCACCAATCACCTGATCCTGCAGCAGCTTCAGGAGATGGCAAACCCAGGCTACAACGACAGGGTAAGGGACCGCGCGCAGCGGGAATTCAACACAACGAGTTGGTGGGAGCCTGGCGAGACAACGCCGCGCAGAGCACCAGATTTAGGGAAAGCGGTAGGTAACTAATGACGAGAGATAAAATCGAATATATTGCTTCTCTTCAGTACGAAGCCGAGAGATGGAGAAAGATAGGTGGATGGGGATCATTGATAATGCTAGCAGCATT